GCCGCCGCCGTAGCCGCCGCAGCCGCCGCAGCCGCCGTAGCCGCCGCGGTGGGAAACGCCGCCGCCGTAGCCGCCGCAGACGCCGTTAATTTAGTTTAGCATTTATTTTCTTGATCAAATTGTTATTATAAATACCGAGAGGTTTGTATGATGTTATTGCTTTGAATTCTTTCTTTTTAGCAATAACTTTTTTATCGGGTTGTTTTTCTTTTACAATGTTTCCAAAACCGTCGATTTTAACGCCCGTTCTCTTTTTAATTTCGAGGCGTTTATAAGCAGGTATATAGTGTTTCCACGATATAAATAGTAAATTCGGATGCGTATATTTTGTATGGAATCCATTTTCGGTTAATTGCTGAATAATGTATGAAATACAAGCTGATATATCATATTTAGGAATTCCTATAATAAATTCAGGAACTAGAAAAAAACACCAAGGATCATTCGGTTGTTGCCGGGCGGTTACTTTAATATGTTTGTGTGCCCTTTTCAAGATTTTATCATAAATACTTATCCGATTCATATCAACTTCATGTTTTCTCTTAAATAATTCATCCATATTAATGTTCATTAGTAAGTGAAAAGAAAAAAATAAATATATAAAAACGCCCCCACCAATAAACATATGATTAAACATTTAGTCATTTCGGGGGGATTGTATTACGGTCTTCATGAATTGGGCGCACTACATTGTTTAATACAGAATAAATATTTATCAATAAACAATGTAGAAAAAATATATGGTTCTTCCGTAGGGGCTGTTATCGGTGCATTGTTGTGTTTAAAATTAGACTGGGATATCTTGTTTAATTATTTTATTAATAGACCTTGGAATAAGCTATTTACATTTGAAACTAACAAATTCATAAATTTATATACCGAAAAAGGTTTGTTTGGGGAAGAAATATACCACGAAGTTTTTAACATACTTTTAAAATATAAAAATTTATCACCAGATATCACTTTAAAAGAGTTTTACGATTTTTCAAACATAGAATTAAACATGTTTAGTTTAGAACTAAATTCTTTCACAGTTACAAAGATTTCATACAAAACATATCCAAATATGAAACTCGTCACCGCCTTACACTGTACCAGTGCTTTCCCTATCCTTTTCCAACCCGGTTGTTACATGAATAAATATTACGTGGATGGTGGGCTAATGAATAATTATCCCATGAATTTTTGTATAGAGGACGGAAGCAATAAGAATGAAATATTAGGTATATATTTGAATACATACGAAAAACATGAATTTAATTTTGACATGAATATTTTTAAATACGGCCACTATTTGATATCAAGCCTTATCCGTTTAACCAGAAAAAAAAATAAAAATAAGATCAAACACGAACTCATTATACCTAGGAAATCATCCACTATCCACAATGGATTATCGTCCATAGAAAGCAAAGAAACCAGAGAAACTTTCATCAATGAGGGACGAAAATATGCAAAATTATTTTTGGCATATAAAAACAAAACAAACTTAAAGAGTTTCACGTAAGAATCTTTCTAACGTCTCAACATTTGGTTTAGCATCATATTCGACTACCTTTTCTGTCCCAGGTTCGCCATCTACACCTTTCTCCGGCATAACTAATTTTATTGTAGGGTAGCCTTCTATGTTATAGGTCTCAGCCTCATCCTCTCCTTCTTCATCGCAATTCACCTCTTCAAACACAAGCACCTGATCGTTTATCTTTTCACTATTAAATTTAGCCTTCACTTCATTCCATATAGGTCTAGCATCTTTACAATGCGGACACCAGTCAACGTAAAAAAATTTCAGTTTCGCATCCACTTCATAAGGACCCCTCCCAACACTAAATTCATTATTGGGAGCAAATTTTGGATCGAACTGGGGAACAATCGTATAATAATAATATGCCGCAATAATACCAATCAAAATTAACACGAAAATAATGAACAAAACAATGTTTTTTGTGTTCATTTCAAACCACATTATAATATATATAAATATATATCAAAAAAATATTTAACGAACATCTGCTATTTATATATATATGATTATTCGCAATTTTAGAGGGAATATAATTAAGATTACGTATTTGGATACAATGTGGGAGGAAATTTATAATATAAAACCAAAAAGCGCGTTCGCTGAAAATTTTATAAAATACATATTCAAAAAATAACAACAATATAAAATCTATTTTTATAGTAATGGGAAAAACCAGAAAGAAATTCACAAGTAAAGATTTTAATAGCGGTGATGGAATGCTAACATCTGTATGGGGGCCGCCTCTATGGCATTTCTTGCACACATTGAGTTTCAATTATCCTGTAGCACCTACCGCTACACAAAAAAAACAATATAAGAAATTTATTCTAAATCTAAAATTTATATTGCCGTGCAAATATTGTAGAATAAATCTAAAAAAAAACTTGAAATCATTACCATTAACATCGAAAGATCTTTCCAATAGAGAAGCGTTTTCTCGCTGGATGTATAATTTGCACGAAAAAGTCAACACGATGCTAAAGAAAAAATCTAATTTGACATATTTTCAAGTAAGAAAGAGATATGAACATTTTAGATCTAAATGCAATAAAACAAAAAAGAAAAAAGCCAAAAAAACATGCAAAAGAAAACGCAAAGAGAAAGGCTGCGTTACCCCCCTAAAAGGTAGAAAAAAATCAAAATGTATTATTAAAATAGTTCCTCAAGAAAACAAGGGAAATACTTTTCAAATGGATAAAAAATGCACCTTACGATGAGAATTTTGAAAAATTCGTCAATACTGGTTTTGGTAACTGCGTAGAATCTATATGGTTGTAATCAGGTACCTTTTTACATGTAAATGGTTGTTCAGGACATCTCGCACATGCCGGGCATGGTGGGCAAGCTTGCGTCTTACATTTCTGACGAGAGTTGGGATCGCTGCTTACGCCGCCACCGCCTCCACCGCCTCCACCGCCTCCGTCTAAACTGGGACATCTTGGACACACAGGCGGTACAATGGACGATTTTAAAATGTATTGGTCACTCGCCAACCCTTCTTTTCCTTCTTTGGCCGGCGTTGCTAAAGTGCCGGCGGCAGCGGCCGCTTCCATATTACGATTTCCTCCGCGATCGTGGGCCGCTGCGGCTGCGTGCCACCCACTTGATACCGCTTTTGCTAAACCTTGGGCTAGGTCCGATACGACGTCAGTACCATCCGTTGCCGCCGAGCCGGCGGCCCCTGTCGCCGGTGGCGAATTTTTATAGAAACCGCTGCTACCTGCCTGAGAATCTAAAGACGTACTCTCGTCTTTGTATGCTTCTACTGCTGTATTTAAAGGACCTTTCGAGCTGGGGCGGTATAAATCAGAACGCCCGTCATCTCCGTGCTCGGCGATGTATTTTTTATACTGGGCCGTTGTCCCCATCGCCATCGTTTGGGTCTGGGGATTAACAAGCCCTTCCTTTATAATAAATCCTAAATTAGACAAAAGTAAAACACCCAATAAGATCAAAAATAAATGTATTTCTTTTAATTTCATATAAAGTATATTCGGAAAAAAATTTAAGGATAAATCTATAAATATTCGATTATGCTTAAAACACATTACATCCCCAATATTCTCGAGATGGGCGTCGACGAGGCCGGCCGAGGACCCATGTTTGGGCGCGTGTACGTCGGTGCCGCCATTTTACCCCCCGAATTCGACCATTCATTGATGAAAGATAGCAAAAAATTATCTGCCCGCAAACGCCTCATTGCATACGATTATATTAGAGAGAACGCCATCGATTTTAGCACTGCTTATTGCACCGAGGTAGAAATCGATCACATGAATATTTTTAGGGCAACCCACAAAGCAATGCATGATGCCGTTCGCAGTTGTCGCGTGAGGCCCGATCATCTGTTGATCGATGGTCCGTATTTTAATACATATTTTGACGAGGGACGCCTAATCCCCCACACATGTATTGAAAAGGGTGATAATTTATATACTCCCATTGCCGCTGCTTCTATATTGGCAAAAGTAGAGAGAGATAAATATATAGAAAAAATGTGTGATGATTTTCCTAATTTAGACGAGAGATACGGATTGCGCCAAAACAAAGGCTACGGGACAAAACAACATATGGATGGCCTTAAAAAATACGGCATCACTAAATGGCACAGAAAAACCTTTGGTATTTGCAAACAATTAGCCGGAATCCAATGAAATGATCCCCACAACAATCGCCAAGACCCCAAACCACCGCAGGAACGACATTCGTTCCTTCAACATGATTCGCGCCAAAATAACACCAAACAAAGCAGTGGTGGCCTCTACAATACCTATGACACGACAGGCTTCATTTCTAGAAAGTAAATAATATTGTGGCAAGAGAGAAAGAATGCTTACAACAGCAACAATCCCACCCCAATAAAATATCTTCTTCACCGATTGTTTATTTACTACTTTTGTATAATTCATTTTCCGTACTTTGAGAGAAATAAGCCACATTATAAATGCTATAATCCCTGCTATCATGTAGAAAAAAAAGGCAAAATCGACTGCAGATATGTGTGCCAAAGCCATCTTCTCCAACACGGGTTTAAAACTCCACCCAACGGCATTAAAAATAACAGGAATAAAAAAATGAGGAGATAATCCAATCATTATATTATGCACCTAAAAAAAGTTAGACAGATAAAATAAAACTCATATAAATGATCCAGTTGTATTTATATTGTTACAATGAAGCATTAATGATAGAAAGCACCATCCTTCATTATAAAAAAATGTTTCCCACCATTAACATAACCATCCTCGATAATGAAAGCACCGATAAATCGACTGAAATAGCAGAAAATCTAGGTTGCACCATAAAAACCGTTGCTACCGACAATATTTTAAATATTTTTACGTTTCATAATATACGAAATGAATTATGGAAAACATCTGACGCTGATTGGATCATCATTTGTGATATGGATGAATATTTATGCATGAATCAAACAGATCTTAACGATGAAGAAAAAAAAGGAACAACCTTAATTAAAACACAAGGATATAATATGGTAGGGGAGAGTCATTCTGCTATTTTAGATGACATAAAGATTGAAGAAATCGATCGAGGTTTCAAAGACAATCACTATTCTAAAACCATCTGTTTTAATCGTAAGAATATTCATCATATGTACTATGGCGCAGGGGGACACGAATGCTTTCCCGTTGGACCAAGAGTTCAATATTCCGAAAAAATATACCCCTTATATCATTTTAAATATTTAGGTTTTGAATATCTATTTCAAAATTATAAAATGAATTTCGATAGATCCCACGCGATGCGACAACACGGAATGTCTCTTCATTATCACGAGAATGCGGACAACATTAAAAAAACAATGGACAGTGCCAGAAAAGATGCTATACCATTGACACAGCTAAAATTGATCCACCAGACACAAACCACCAACAATCAACTATGAAAGTTATCTGCATCGACACTGAAACCACTGGTTTGCCCAAGAAACGCAACGCATCTATCACAGACAATGCCAACTGGCCCTATGCGGTCCAGATTAGTTGGATGATACTAGATGATGATAAAATCGTAAAAACATGCGATTTTATTATCAAGATTGATGGATCTATACCCGAAGAAAGTACCGCCATTCACGGGATTACAAACAAAAAAATGAATGAAAAGGGCGTATCGATTTACGGCGTCCTCAAAGAATTATGCAACGATTGTAAAGAAATTCAACTCATGGTTGCTCACAATTTAGAATTTGATAAGAAAATAATCATGGTCGAATTATATCGCAATGGTTTCTTCCAAGAATACAACGATCTACGATATAGCAAGTTTATCGAAGTATGCACCATGAAAGCAGGGAAAGATCTGTGTAAAATAGAAAAAAAAGACCGCTTTGGTAACATGTATTATAAATGGCCGCAATTATCCGAATTATATGAGAAACTTTTCCAAACCACTCCCCAAAATCTCCATAATTCTCTCGTAGATATGTGTGCTTGCCTGCGATGCTTCTATAAAATGCGCTTCGGACAAGACATAATTGAAACCAATACCGCTTTCAAAAATCTCTTTACGCAGAACATGACTCACATTCAGGTTCAATCGTAAATTGCTGCGGGGCAGCCTTGGCCCGTGTTCGCAAATAATACATCCCCGTCTTTAACCCCTTCTTCCACGAATTGAAATGCATCGACGTAATCGATTTGTAATTCGGATCACACATCCATAAATTTAAACTTTGACTCTGACATATATATATACCCCGGTCCGCCGCCATTTCTATCAAGTGATCCATCGGCATTTCCCAAACTGTCAAATACTTTTCCCGCATTTTTTTAGGAAGATGCACCAAATGCTGTATGCTTCCATTGTTTTTAATGATCGAATTTTTTACATCCTCGCTCCACAACCCCATATTCAACATATCTTCCATCAAATATTTATTCATTTTCACGAATTCACCCGCAATCGTCCGCCGAACATAAATATTACTCGTAAAAGGCTCGAAACACTCATTGTTTCCCAATATTTGACTCGTCGAAGCAGTCGGCATCGGAGCCAACAACAAAGAATTCCTCATCCCACAGCTCTTCACCCGATCCTTTAAATCTACCCAATTGTAACGGCTAGAAGGCTCGGTCTCCCACAAATCAAATTGCAATCTTCCTTCTGAAGCCGGCGATCCTTGAAAACTACTATAAGCACCATATGGACGGGCGCTATCGTATTCTGCCCGAATGGGTTTGTACTTCTTCAAATCTGCTATGATCTGATCTTTTCCATCATGGTATTCAAACGCGCCGTGAAAAATATAATCTCGGCAATCCGGTTCAGTATTCTCAAAACTCCATATTTTTCCATACGTTTCAAACAAGGGAGTTAACGCCACCCCCCTTGCTTCCGCTATTTCACAACTTTTTTCAACCGCTGCATGATAGATCGTTTCAAATATTTTCTTGTTTAATTCTTTTGATCGATCATCATCCTCTGAATAAAAGGAAATATCCATCAACGCATATGTATCCGCCAACCCTTGCACCCCTATACCAATGGGACGATGGAGAAAGTTACTGCGTCTCGTTTTTTTCGTTGGATAATAATTGACATCTATTATATTATTTAAATTCTCCGTAATAATCTTCGTGACTTTGTGCAATTTTTCAAAATCAAAGGTTCCTCCTAATATTTGTAGGCATGTATCATAGCCACCCACACAAACCCCACGACTATACAATTGAGGTACCGTTTCATGTTCAAATTGGTCAGGTTTCTCCCGTTCATCGTACAACACACCCCTCTTCTTCAACAGATTTTTCAAGAGCACACACCACCCACAATCACTCTTGGTATAGATCACCACCTCCTCCAAGTCACACGGCGGAAAGATCACAAACTTACTCAATCCAATACTGGCCAAATTACAAACAGCCGTCTCATCCTTATCCGAATACTCGATTATTTCCGTACATAAATTACTCGATTTAATCGTTCCCAAATTTTGCTGATTCGATTTCCTATTACAACTATCCTTATAAAGAATATACGGACCGCCCGTTTCTATCTGACTATCCAATATTTTAAACCATAGAACCCGCGCCTGTATCTGTTTTCTCGCTCGACCCTCGTTTTCGTATTTTTTATATATTTCTTCAAAGTCGGTTCCATATTTTTCACACAAATCACGGCATTCATCCGGACAAAACAACGACCAAACACCATCCTCTTTGACTCGTTTCATAAAAAGATCCGGCACCCACAAAGCATAAAATAAATCCCTCGCTTTTGTTTCCTCGTCTCCATGGTTTTTCTTCATTTCTAGAAAGATTTCAATGTCCAAATGCCATGGCTCCAAATAAATCGCAAAACTTCCATTCCTCTTGTTGCCCCCCTGATCCACATATCTAGCCGTATAATTAAACACCTGCAACATCGGATTCAACCCATTGCTCGTTCCATTTGTCCCTCGAATGCGACTCATACTTCCTCGTATATTATGCACATGCAACCCTATCCCACCCGCCCACTTCGAAATTTTCGCACAATCTGACAATGTATTGTAAATCCCCTCAATACTATCATCTTCCATAGCTATGAGATAACAAGAACTTAATTGCGGCCGCGGCGTACCCGCATTAAAAAGAGTAGGCGTTGCATGTGTGAAATATTTTGCAGACATTAAATCATACGTTTCCTTAACCTTCTCGAGATTCCTCCCATGAATACATATCGCCACCCGCATCCACATATGTTGTGGTCTCTCTGCGATAACACCACCTTGCCTTATTAAATATGCCCTTTCGAGCGTTTTCCAACCAAAAAAATCTAACAAAAAATCCCGATCATAATCAAACATAGTTTGAATATCACCCTTTAACTCATTCACAATTATATACAATTCTTGACCAATTAGAGGAGAATGATTGCCATGTATGTCTTCATTTGTGTAGAGCGCATTTATCAGATCGACATAGCTTTCCTTGGTATTTTTATGATGATTCGATATTACAATTCTACTGGCCAAGATACCATAATCAGGATGAGTTGTCAATAATGAAGCACATTGTTGTGCAGTTAATTCATCTATTTTACTCGTCGAAATCCCATCATATAATCGATCGATGATTTTAACAACAAGGGATGTGAAATTAACGCACAATTCTCCACCCCCAAGATTTTTTAATCTATTCAAGATCTTATCAAAGGACATGTTTTGAGTGCGCCCATTTCTCTTTATAACTTTCATTTCAACATTCATATTATTTATACAAGAATATAAATGTTTAAATTATTTTAAAGAATGTTTATGACTGCCTCCCTTTTGAAACAATAAACCTACCCCAATATATCCTACTAAAAGAAATAACCCATATTTAATATATTTTAACTTCGTTTCTCTCTTATCCTTTCTAGATTCTTCAAAATCATCTAGATATTCTGACGAAATCAATACATACAAAACCCCAATCAATAAATACACAACATTCGGGTTATTTCTTAACCAATCATCAAAATAAATTGGAAGGTCAACCCCTACATGAATTAAATATAATAATGCTATAGCAGCATACAAAAAAAACAGATTCTTCGACGATCCAGCCATATGCATAAATAAAATATTATAAATATATAAATGATGTGCAATATATTCCTATTGATATTAGCCTTTTTAGGAGTATTTATGATTCTTAAAGGATATAGCCAAAAAATAAATGAAGGGTTCCTGTCGCCCGGAGAATACCCATCAAGTATCAACAACATTCTTTTAGAATCTCCCAATAGTCCCTTCGAGAAAAAACAAAGAATACAATTAACAGAAAAAAATGCTGAGAATATTTTCGCGCTCTACCCCAAAACCCCCTTGAGTAATTACGCACAAGTTACAAACAATCAACGAACGCCCATTTCATTATGCAATGGAAAAGCCGTCCCAGCCAGTTTTTGCGGAGCATTCTATACATCTAAAAAACAACACAAAAAAGTTTTACGCAGTCCTTGCGCAAATAGACGCGTTAATTTTTACAATTATTAAACGCCTCGGTTGCTATCGATATAATTTTGTTTTCCTTTTTCTTCTTCCTTTTTGGTTTTCTATGTTCGTATCCATGTTCGCGCTCATACAAAATTGTTTTCCAAACATTCCGAATATCCCCCACCACCCCCTGAAACCATTCTCGATTCCTCAAGACCAGGACACAAGAATATTGATCCAATCGCCAATATATATTCCTAACCCACGTAATTGTAGGGTCGGCATCAAGACACTTATCATACCATTTTTCATATTCTTCTTCCGTAACCCCAAACGGTGAATATTTATATACAGGCTTCTTATTGTGATAAAAACAAACAATAATACCCTTCATTTGATCATTGCTCGTTTTTTGAAAACTTCCATCCTTTTTAAATTCTTCTTCGTCCTCATACTCCTTAAATCTCGTTTCCAAAAAATCACACTCATCCAAATCCCATACCTCCATTTGAATTTGCATCTGTATCCAATATTCCTTTTTCGGCTCCCCTGTAATCTCCCTATTTACTATGTTTTTTATCTCCAACATACGACCAAAGCGCGCGTTACCCTTTTTTGTATTAATACCATCCGGAGAAGCACCAATTTCATCATAATCTCTGTGTTTTATACACCCCCATTCTGATATTTTTGTATCAAACATATATTCATACAACATCGTTGATAGCGGCTCATATTTGTGCCCATGATGAAACGTTGAATTTATATTTATATGCCTCGACTTATCATCCACCGGCTTGCATTTACCATAAATCAATTGATTCTGTGTAGCAGGAGTCCCCCACACTTTCCACATGGTACTCGCACTCAATAGATTCCATCGAAATTCAAACCATTCTTTCGTATTTTGCTCCGGTTGATCTATGTTTGACAACTCATCTATCCGCTTTCCTATTTGTTCCAAATGAATCTTCCTATAAATTACTGTTGGAATGATAGATCTAGGTATTCCCACCGTAGAAAAATAATAATCAATATTATCGTAAATCATATCACACAAATCATCGTGAAAAACCGTAATCGATAAAATATCAAAAATAACTTCAAAAATAGTATCCTTCATTTTTGGAGATGAATATATATTGATATTTTTAGTAATATATTCATGAATAAGTAACAATATGGTTTCATTTAAATCCAAAATATCCTTCATTATATATAAATATGAAGATAATTCTATATTTTTTTCCTTTTTTTAATATGCGCCAAACATTTAGAAGTGGTATTCTTTTTATCCATCCTTTTCAATGTAAATTTATTTTTATTATACGATAAACCCGGTATATTAGTAATTTCACCCTCCTCTACATCATATATTACATCCTTCACCCTCTGTAACTTTTTTCTATGCAAACATGTCAATAAATACTGTTTCAATTCGACTTTTTTTTTTGTGGAAATACTGTTTTTTTCTGCATATTTTTCAACATACGTGATTATTTTCTTCAATTTCATTGCTTTTCCCAGTTTATTCCACGTTTTTTTACCATTTGCCTTTTTTTCATTGGCCAAATAATTATTTATTTTATTGACTTCGTCATCATTCACTTCCTTCGGAATTTTACTATTGATTAACATTGTCTGATATTGTATATTTTTCAATTCATGACATTCATTATGTTTAGACATCCTTATATTTATATAATAAATTAAGTTTATATCATGAAAAAAATAACATTAACAAAAATAGAACCCGCGCTTGACCAATGTCATATCATTCAAAAAATATATATGGATGTTTCTTTCGAAAATATGTCAGATATCATTTGCCACATCAAGAAAAAAATGAACGGATATAAACAACAAGATGTAAAAAAAAACAGATTAGACACTGAAAAATTTATTACATACGACGAATTGATTGAACAATTATTACTGTCTTCATTGAAATGTTTTTATTGCAAAAATAGAACACTGATCTCATATAAAAAAAACCGAGACCCCCGCCAATGGACATTGGACAGGATAGATAATTCTTTAGGACATAATAAAAATAATGTTTTAATTTGTTGTTTAAAATGCAATTTGGAGAGAAGAACCAAGGATTCTAATAAATTTAAATTTACGAAACAAATGAAAATAATAAAAAAAGACTAACTATATATGCATCATTATATTTGGAGAATAGAAGGAGAAAAACCCAAAAAAACTTACATTGACAAAAATAAAAAGAAAAAAGATGTAAATATGGAACGCTTGGCAGAGAGAAATTTAGTGTCGAATAGAAAAATGAATCCCTTTTTTAAAAACGATGATTATTTATATAATTTATCCATCCAAGATACATTTTTAAGACCTATTGATAGTAATATGGAAAAATAAGATTTAAAAGATAGTCAATTTAAATGAATAAATGTCATACAATACACAAAATAATCTACTTCTTGAAACATTGTTGGGTTTTTACAATAAAAACAATAATTTGAATAAAATCATTTCAATAATTAATGGAGATTCAAAAATAAGCCTCCGACTCATTGATTGGTTTGTCACAAATTATTCTAAAAAAAACTATGTTATCTACACTATCCAAAATAAACGCGGCGATGACCGACGATTCAAAGTATATGTGGATTATAAGTTGCGTTTGAAGGCGTATTCCAAGCGGAGATTTGATCCGTTTTGCCGTTGGGATAGAATCACGATACCCTATAAAGAAAATCTACATATCCAGACTACCATTGGTCAATTGAATTTTTTCAAATGGGCATTGGAAAACGATATTATCAAATACATTGAAGATAATTATGATACGATCGAAAAAGACATGAATAAAAGAAATAGTACTGCTCGGAAGAAAGATAAAAATACAAATAAAACAAGAAAAAAACGTGAAGAACTTTCAATCTCGGCCACAAAAAGCATCAAAAAAGAAGAGGTTGAAATTATCGTTAAATTCAATTAAATAAAAGATAAATATTATCTTAATGGGAAATGCCGATAGTGTGCAAAAAGTCAGTTTTGAAGATATACAATGTATCCTCACAAACAACACATCTTTCAATATCATAAACACGCTCCAAAGAAATGAACAAAAATGCCTCATCAAAAAAACGATTCCCGCCCACGACGAAGAATATGTTATCAACCAAAATATTAAAAACAAACATTTCAAAATAATCATATACGGAAGAAATACCAACGACGAATCTATCTACAAAAAATACAAACAGTTGCTTTCCATTGGCTTATCTAATATATATATTTATCCTGGAGGACTCTTCGAATGGCTGTGCTTACAAGATATTTACGGCGACGATCAATTCCCCACAACAAGCAAAGAATTAGATATTTTGAAATTTAAACCCCGAAATCTATTAAGAATGACAACTTGACTTATTTTTTTTGCAAAAATAAAAATAAATCCTTACTGTAAATGGAAAGAAAATTCCATAATGTTACAACAAACGTCTGGTGTTTGACGTCCACTTACTTGAACTGCGAAAATATGGCGGAAGAAAATGAATTTAGGAGCCAAATGTGTTTAGCAATTTCGGCAAAAAATGATTATATGTTAATTTATGGTACGAAGAACCAAGAATTCATGGATTATTGTGTTCGAAAATACAAAATCAACCCCCTTCATTTGATTTTTACACCTGGTCTTGAAAACACTTTGAACGAAGATATTTATAATCATCATCTATTCAGATTGGCTCAAAAACTATCAAAATTTAAAAAAATAAATTTGATACCACGCCGCGTCGATGGCCCCTTTTTAAAATGGTGTTCAGTGATCCGACTCTTAATGCCCACCACAAAGATCACCTATTTCGGAGATTCATTGGATTGGCAAAGCGTTTTCGGAAACAAATCAATATTGCACCCACGAGTTAATTCTGACGAAAAAAGCATTTGGGAACACTTCTTCCCTAATATTAAAACCCCACAAGGTTTTGTGTGCTACAATAAACAAGAAGTCTTGGCAGCATGGAATAAGTTACCCACCGCGTCCATTGTCATCAAACCCGTAAAAAATTGCGGCGGATGTGGCATTGTGTTTATTCATAATTTGAGAGAATTAAAAAAATATAAATATGAAAAAGGATCCATCGTAAATGTAGAGGAAAATCTAAAAATGAAATATAAAAAATTAGAACATTATGCTACTAGTTACGATGGGGTCAAATTTCATGGAAAACCCGTTCTCCAATTATTCGATAACAACAACCTTTGGATCGGTTCTTATACCTGCCAAACCATGTGGAATAAAAAATTAATCGAATTGACCAGAAAAATCACCAAAAAATTAAGGCCGCGTGGCTATGGCGGTTTTGACTTTTGCGTCGGAGATAACAAAGACATTTATATCCTAGATATCAACACCGGAAGATTCACCGGTAGCCACTATCCTATCCAGTTTATGAAAAAAAACGGCCTCGATGGACATTATGTCTGCACAACCGTTTTTAAGAAATCTCTCACCGAATTAACCGAAAAATTAAATTCCCTTCATGTCAAATACGAAATTCTCAGTCATACAGCCAAAAGATGCCGATTAATCATTTACGACGATACCTATCAAAAAACACAAGAAGCGTATCTGAAAATCTTGGATAATCCTAATACAAAATTTCGTTCCATATTTCAACGGGTGAAGTCTTTTCTTCGTACATTCCTGTGTTCTTAATAAAGGAAGTTACCTTTTTCATCCACCCTTCCACGATCTCCTCCTCCTTATGAAAAGGTAGTTCGCCATCCAATTCTAATACATTTTTCTTATCTTGTAACCATTTATCATGATAAGCATTACAATTTTCTAGATACTTCAGTTCAATTCTTTCCCCTTCTCTCTTTCTCTCTACAATTCTTTTTTGACAAGTAAAAGGAAAAGTTTTAATATAAATATGCCCGTCGATTCGTATATTAAAGTGATCAAACCATTGGTTATATATTTCCCAATGGATCTTTTCCATCATCCCCTTATCATAGAGCATTTGAGCAAACACATGCCGATCCGTTAATACACATCTTTCACATATAATTAGATCTGCATTTGTCCTTTGTAATTGTGCTATTCTTGAAATATAAGCCATCAATTGAAAAGGAAAGGCATATTTCTTTTGGTCCTTATAAAATTTCTCGAGAATATTCTCTCCTGATTTATCTGTTATAGACATCCATTCATCGACCGGTTCTTGCAAAAAGACAATATTCGGGTATTTTTCTTTGAGAATCCTCACAAGGGTCGATTTCCCCGATCCAATATTTCCTTCGATGGATAAGATTTTAACCATTGATCTATAAATTGAAAGAACTATTTATATCCATTCATAATAAATGGATCTATCTCAAACCAAACTTATTAAAGATGAATGGGAAGCGATGGAGTCCCGCGTCAGTGCCAATGAAATGGAAATCTTAAAATTAATAAAAAATGGATATGATGATCTCAATCTCCGATACAACAACATTATCAGTTTATTGGGATTGATGAAAATCGAGAATGTCACCGACGCTCATCATCACCATTTCTATATTGAATATTTTGATAAAAAGATTTGTAAATTAATCAAGAAATACAACCTTGGAAAAACAAAAAAAAAAAAGAAAAAGAAAAACATTCTGAAAAAGAAAGATTTGATCCGCATTAAAAACATCGAGGATAAAATGGACAAGAAGAAAGTATTCGAGTTTATTCTCATCAAATTATTCGAAAAATTCCTCAAAAAAGGCGATGCATACCACTATTATACTGTTTCCAAATTGTTAAAATTGGATGTATTCAAATGCAACACATATTTGACCGATTTTATCAAGCGAACATTGGAATCAAAAGAAATGGACAAATCCCATATCATCAAGGACGCCAAAAAAATCATGGAACAAAACACTTATTTGAACCGATTCAAGGATATCACCTTGTACGACCACCAAAAAAGACTGTTTTATTGCTGTAAACAACCCGGGGCTAAGTTAATCCTTTACAAAGCCCCCACGGGCACCGGCAAAACCCTCTCTCCCATCGGTCTTTCGCAAGGCCATAAACTGATCTTCGTTTGTGCCGCAAAACACGTTGGTATGCAGTTGGCGCGCTCATGTGTTTCAATGATGATTCCCATTGCTGTTGCGTTTGGTTGCAATGACCCGGGAGATATTCGCCTGCATTATTACGCCGCCAAGGATTTTGTCAAAAACCGACGAACGGGGGGGATTTTCCGCGTGGACAATGCGGTCGGCGACAAGGTCCAAATCATCATTTCAGACATTAAGTCCTATTTGTCGGCCATGAGATATATGTTGGCGTTTAATCCAAGCGAAGAAGTGATTTTGTATTGGGATGAACCAACGATTACACTTGACTACGAATCACACGAATATCATGATATTTTGGCGAAAAATTGGGAGGAAAACGAGATACCAAATGTGGTTCTTTCTTCGGCCACGTTGCCGGATGAGTCCGCCATTGAACCCTTTATACGGTCACATCACATGAAATTTCCTTCCACGGCGATTCACAATATATCGAGTTATCATTTCAAGAAAACCATCCAAATGATCGATCAGTATGGAAATATTGTGTTGCCTCATTTTGTGTTTGAAAGATACGAAGATGTACAAAGATGTATAGAGCATATATCGAAGAACAAAACCATCATGCGATATTTCGATATCGGAAAAATTGGGGATTTCATCACCTACACAGACCCCCTTCTCCCCGATCGTTACAAAATAGCTATGCAATTTGAAAACATTTCTGATATCACACCCATTAGCATTAAGGAACATTATATTAATGTTTTGTCGAAATTGGGCGACAAATATACTCAAATCTATGAATATTTCAAGAATAAAAACGGCAATTATAAATCTATCACCAATATTACCACCTCTGATGCCTATACTTTGACCAATGGACCGACCATATATATATGTGACGATGTGGATCAAATGGCCGACAAATATATTGAGGAAGCACAGATACCCAAGGCTGAATTGGATAAGATTTTGAGCAAAATCAATGCAAATTCGAAGATCCGAGCAAAACTGAAAACCCTCGAGAAAAATTATCAAAAGAAAGCCGACAAGGACGAAAAGTATGAGGATGACTCATCCGCTTCTACTATGGAAGCCATGTACAATAGTTTGCACGAGATTACGATGGATTCAAAATACATTCCCAATAGCATACGGCATTTGGAAAAATGGGGACATTCGGATGAGAAACAAGCATTTAGGGGGAACATTCCCGAAGAGATCGTCGAAAAGATCACCCTTTTAAAGATTGATGAAAAGTATAAGATCCTCCTCTTGATGGGGATTGGTATCTTTAAGAAAGATATGAATACGACCTATTTGGAAATCATTAAAACATTGGCGGACGACGAAAATCTCTTTATGATTTTGGCATCGAGCGATTATATTTATGGCACGAACTATCAGTTTTGCCATGGCTATGTGGGCAATGAAGTGTTGACGCAAGAAAAGATGATTCAAGCCTTTGGACGCATAGGTCGGTTTAATTTAGACCACGAATATAGTGTTCGATTGAGGGAAAATACGCTTATTGAAAAAATGCTGCTGCCCTCCGAAAACCACCAAGAAGCAGACAATATGAATCGATTGTTTGGAATATAATAATTATTTATAATATATGAATAAACATTTGATTTTTTTAATTGTATTGTTTTTTCTCTTGATTATACAAAAAGATACCGAGAAAGATAATAAAAACATGGACGAAGAAATAAAAACCTTGGTTCGACAGGCCTCTAGATGGTCAAGCGCCGCCAAACAAGACGAAAACCCCATGATTGCCGTGCTTCACTCGAATTACGGGGCTGGATTTTTATGGGCTTTGAAAGACATCGCCACGCAAACGCAGATTGAAAGTGCCACAGGGATAAAATTATTGGAATTTGAAAAAGAAATCACGTCTGCACAAGACAGTGCCATTAAGAAAATGGTTGCGGTGTGTCCTGATTTTCAACCCGACAAGAGTTTTTTGTCGACCTTAGCTGGAGAACGATAAAATAATCAATCAATATATATGTTTGATTATTTTACTAATTCGATTTTAGCCGCTATTTTTTGGAGTGTCGCCGCCATGGGCGAGGGATACATGGGCAAAAAAAACAAAGAAGTGGCGATCTTTGTAAAATTTTTCATTTTGGGCCTCGCCGCCATTCTGTTTTTTTTCATCTTCAAGAAAAAAATTACAAAAAATATTTCTCAAATATGGAAAGCCGACAATAAAATCATATTATCGTTTATCGCTTCAGTAGTATGCGGTGTCATATTGGCCAACTATTTCTATTTTACAGCACTGGAGGAAAGCGCCAACCGCGCACACATTGTTGTCGCCGTTTCTTGGACCTTGCCTATCGTATTTGCCACCATTGGGATGAATCTGTTTTTAAATGAAAAGACCAATGTACCATCTATGATCGGTATTGCATTGATTATCGCAGGCATTTTTATTTTAAAATTATATAATCCTGTAGAAAAAAAATCATAAAAATGGAAATGCCAGCGAAATTATTATTTTTATGACTTTTTCGTTTGTATTAGTAATATACTTTACACCCAACTCTTTAATAATATATTTAGAATCACACCAATCCCCCCCTGGTTTTAAATGATTTATTTTATAATCATATTTATACTTAAAAATATTTTCAAAACACATAATCTTATCTTTTTTATAAAATTCTTTATTGATGAATTTTATTATTCCATTTACAATATATAAAAATATATAAATTGTTGGATGACAATGAGACATAAATAATCTATATTCTTTATAATTATCCCTAATAAAATTGGTTATTGGAATAATCGTTAATTCAGTATTATGTAAATAATAATTTTCTATTTCCCTTGTGTGCTCCTCACATTTATGGAATCTTTCTTTTAGTTTAAAATCTATTTTATTTTCATCAAATAATTTGAAAATTTCATTTAATGTTTTTTGATGTTTCAATTCTTTTATAATTTCATATCCATCTCTACAATGATCATAATGTATCAAACTCTCTGCGGGACCGGGTATAATTGGCCAAAAAGAACTTTGAAATATTGATGGTATTCCTATTTTTATACAATCTTTTTTTAAAAAACTAAAAATATTTTTTTTTGAATTTTCATCAGTTGAACAAATTCCATGCGATTTATTTGTAAATTGAAAAATAAAAATATCCGCCGCTATTAATATTGATTTTGGTAATTTTTCTGGTTTTTTAAAAAACAAATAATGTTGTATATGATGATAATTCCCTACTAGTTTTTCAGATAAAAGTTTTTTAATAACATCACCTTGACAATTTGAATATATTACGATATTTACCATATATATATATATTAACATATCTTTAAAATATATATAGTCATGAAATGCAAAAACTTCGAATTGTGCCGTTTCATGTTGCCCAAGGGGAGTGACTTGTGTCCCACATGTATATCGTTTCAATGGGGCGAATTAGAAACCCGACATACAGACGAAAGGTGTCGCCTTTGTTACATAAAAAAAGAAAAGGAATTTCGTTTTCCGGCGTGCCATCACTGGTTTTGCATCTCTTGCATGTGCGATATTTTTCTTTGGGATGAGAGAAATTACGAATTGTCCCCCGTTCCTTATGGGTGCCCACCGTGCGCCAGGATGTGCCCAAACCCCGTAAAAGGGAAACAATGCAACTGCCTGGAATATTTGGACACAAAAGACATTTGGCAAAGAGACCATCCAGAAGCCTTTTTGGCATGGACCAAAGTTGATGAGGAATCTATGAACGAATGGGTGTTTGCTGAACCTTCCGCTTTCGGAAGAGGGGAATGTCCGGTATGCAAAGCTGTTGTCGAACAAAAATTGACTTAAACATTTTGTGGGTTATTCAGACAAATGACGACTATTTATGTTTTAAAATTAAAAAAAAATAAATTCTACGTGGGCCGCACGGATAAAAATGCTATCACCCGTTTCAAAGAACATAAAGCCGGAAAGGGGTCGGCTTGGACACGAAAATATGCTCCCGTGGAGATTGTATATGTTAAAAATGGAGACACATTCGACGAAGATAAATTAACAAAAAAATATATGGCCGATTATGGCATCGATAACGTCCGAGGCGGGTCTTATTGCCAAATAACATTAGATCCGAATGCACGAAATGTTATTGAAAAAGAAATCAACGGCGGTACCAACCAGTGCTATAAGTGCGGCGAAAAAGGCCATTACATTCAACATTGTCCTTATGAGGAGGTTTGGTGTTGCAATTATTGCGATAAAGAATTTACAAGCAAAAGAGGATGCGCGATGCACGAAAATATGCATTGCAAACACCGTCCGCGTTCGAATCGCCGTTACGCCAAAAACGAAAGTGCCGGCAAGCGCGTGAAATGTTATAAATGCGGAAAATATGGCCACTACGCTAATTATTGTTATCGGGGGTGGTAATTAGGGTATTGAATAGAATATAAATTTTTCAAGATATTTTTGTTTATCTTTTTCATTATACTTATTACTTTTAAGTCTATTTTCTAAACTCCATAATGGTTGCAAATTTAAATAATATGAAAATGCCCTTTTCTCCAATTCATTATTAACATCAAAACAACTAACGGGGATAATATGATCGATCTCCCACCTTCTTCCGTAATTTTTCCAATTCATACCTTCTTTGAATTTTTTTTCCAAGTGATTTACTAATTTTATATAAGAACATCCAGTATATTTTTTTGTACTCCATTCTTTTTTTGGGCCACCATTGTGCAAAATCTCACGTATTCTTCTAGAAATATTACTATGAACTTTATAATTAATATCGTTTTGCCTTCTTTTCTTGTCATATTTCCTGCGATATAGTCTATATCTTTTTTTATATTGAATTTCTAATTCTGGATTTTCCTTAAATTTTTTTAATCTCTGTTGATATACCTTTTTATCATAAAGTGTTCCATTTTTTATTCTCCATTCTTTATTTTTTTTTTTTACATGTTCTATGTTATTTTTTCTCCAAATTTTATGTTGAATGCTTTGTTTATCTTTTGTTTTTTTCCAATACTTTTTATTATATTCCGTTTTTTTGGATTTATTTGCAATCCTTATTTTTTTTAAACATGTTTTACATGTCGGACGCAATTTATCCCACTTATTGCTTGATTTATTAAAATTATCTAATATAGAATATTTTTTGCATTTACCACACCGCTTCTTTTCAATATTATTATCTACAATATGTTCTATTTTCTTCGTCATAGATAATAATAAAAAATATGTTTATACCTTGAGTTTACCTCAATCGGAGTACCAAATGTACCCTCATATGTTTCCATATAAGTCAGACTGTATCTTAGGCATTCATTGATGTTGATTAAACATCTCCAGCCCACAACCGTTCAGTCGTTGAAGGGTCACCATATACTAATCATAACGTATGTAGGTGATCGCACTGCGGATTGCCCATTGCAATATTCATTACCTTATTACCATTGGGAACAGGAATTACCTGTGTTCCTTTCATACATTTCTCTATGAAAGTGGTAGTAATGACTTTAGGGGTTTCCCGCTACAAGTTGTGTCGCAAATCATGATGATTTACTAGCATAGGCATTGCTTCCTACACTGACCCTACATTGGTTAAGGTCGATTCTTTCTGGCGAAAGATTCCGATAGTTTGCTATCCTATCGGCATGGACTGTACCTTAAGAATTCATTGGTCTTAGGCAGACCTCCTCCCCACACACGTTCAGTCTCTGAACTACTTACCATAGTATCGTATCCTATGACACCGTAGGTAGCAGATGCGGATTGAGCCAATGCTCCAACGTTATTACCATGCCTCGAGTCATTACCTGAGGTACTATATATCGTTTCCAGTATATAGGTGGTAGTTGAAGTGCTATGAGAGCCTTTCCCGCAATTGATGCGTGTTGCCGTGTTTTTTTTCACGACTTGCCTATGGTTCGCATAGACAAACACCCAGAATTGATGTTATAGTCGCCCAACGTGCGACCGTCCTCAAGTTGTTTTCCTGCAAAAATCAGTCTTTGCTGATCTGGCGGAATGCCTTCCTTGTCTTGAATCTTCGTCTTCACGTTCTCGATAGTATCAGATGGTTCCACGTCAAGTGTTATTGTTTTACCTGTCAGAGTTTTCACAAAAATCTGCATTATACTATATGTCCAGATAAAAATTCTAAATACTTTTCAAGATATAAAATTAAAATGCATCTATAATACAAATGGATACACAGTTGATTATTTTCATATGTATTCAAGTACATGTGTTTCTTTTTTGGTTATCAGTAGTTATATATAGAGAGATAAAGAGAGAAGATGTGACGATCTTCCGAAAAAAAATGTGGTTTGGACGCGATGGATGGGGACTGGGTCATTTCATTCATTATTTCTTGCTGGGGTATCATTGTCCGGATTATTGGAAATTGGCCCTCGTGATAGGAATTTTGTTTGAAGCGGTTGAATATCCTTTAAGTAAAATCTCGAAATACATCGACAGTAATATGGTCCAAGATACGATCACAAATAGCGCAGGCCTCGCGGCGGGAGTAGGGTTTCATTATTATACAACCTTTTGTGTTGAAATCGTGCGTCATATATTATAAAATTATTCAGTAAAATATGACGTTTAGTTGGAGTACGCAAGACCACCCATGCCGCTCATCACGCGGAGAACGTTGTAGTTGGTCGCATACACGCGCACCTTAGCGGTGTCCGTGCCCTTGACGGTCTGGCTGCTAAGAATGAGCTGAAGTGTGGCATTGTCGATTCTCGACATGTTGCAGGTGCCGCTCGGCTGGTGCTCCTCGGGGCGGAGGGCGAACGAGTACACGTTGATGCCCGTGTCCGGCGAGCGAGTGTGGTGTTGGAACGGCTGCACGACGTCGAAGTAGCCGCCTTCACGGTCCGAGAATCTGTCCTGGCCGTTAAGTTGGAGCCGGGCCGTCACGACCGGGTTTTCACCCCAGCAGTGGAGGCCAAGAGCGGTCTCCGAAAGCACGAAGGCGCCGGCGTCCGAAACACCCGAAACAGTGCCGGCCGAAAACATGCCTTGAGAGGCTACATGTCCAGAGCCCGGCGTGAGTACGGTCCCCGGATCGGCGTCTGTAAAGAGCGCCGAGGCATTGATGAATTGGTTCGTCCCAACCGTGGTGTCCGCTGCGAACGCGTGAATGGCGTTGGGGAGAGCGTCAACAGTGTCAGTGTAGTTAAACGGCTGCGCACCAAGTGTCTTGTAAAGAAGTTCCCCCGCCTTCAGCGAGGCACAGTAGTCTGTGATCTCATCTTTCTGGACAGTGAAAATCAACTCCTTGCACGGGTGGTTGAAGTTCAAGCGGATTTTGTTGCTCGACGATCCGACAGATTCGCTGCCGTTGTCCTGGAGCTGCTCGATGAGGTACTCGTGCGGGTTTTGGGCCATGCGGCGCCGTTCGTCAGTGTCAAGGAACACGTAGTCAACGAAGAGCGAGGCAGCCACCATCGACTTGGCATACGAGTCTGTGTGCTTCTGCTCATTCGAAGTAGCCGTCATATCTTTCACGGCCCAGAGGCACTGGTCAAGCGGACGGAACTCGATGTTAATCTTCACTTCGTGGTACTGGAGGGCAATGAGCGGAAGCGCAAGGCCCGGGTTGCGGCAGAACCAGAACTGAAGCGGCACGTAGAGAGTTGTCTCGGGGAGAGCTTTTCTCGGCGCGCATACGTTCGTCGGCGCACCGTCGCTGCACGCGCTGTCAACCTCCGCAAAATCCGGGTCGACAAGATAGGTCAGCTGCGTTGTCTGGCCAACCATTTTGTTGTAACCACGCTCCTGCTCGCTTGTCATCGTGAGCTGATTCCAGATGTGGAGCCAGTCACCGAACTGACGGTCGATGCGCTGGCCGCCAATCTCAACCTCAACGGTGCGGATCATCTGCTCACCGGGGTAGTCCAACCATCTGGCCCCCTTGCAGGTTCCATCGGCTTTAACCTCGGGCAAAGTAACCTCAAGGTAGACTCTGTAGGCAAGGTCGCCGTTGCGCGAAACGGTGCATACCACACGGTTGCCGAAATCAGCCTGGCCATTGAAAGTTTGTTCGATGGATTCCATAGCAAAGTTAGTGTGTCTGCGGTAAGTCACTTTCCAGAAAGTGATCTGCGGGTTGCCCGTAAGATAGACGTCTTGGGCACCGTAAGCTACAAGTTGCATTAATCCTCCTCCCATGTTATAATATTGCTAAAGAAAAAAAAATAATACAAAATATATTATATTTCTTTCATTATTTTACTAATATTCATATTTGTCATCATAAACCGCTTTAAAAACGTATCCAAATATACTTCTTTCTTACCCTCATGGTCCTTCCTAAAAATGTATAAATCATCCTTCTTTCTAATGGTCCATCCGTCTTCTAAAGCGTTATAAATAAACGCCATTTTTTGCAATTGTATCAAGTTTATATCCTTTTTATTGATAATAATATCCATTTTAATATAAAAAACTTTTAAATAAAAAATATTTATTTAACTAATATAAATGCCTAATTTTAAACCGAAATCAAAAAAAAAAATAAGATTTTATACAAATTATGTAACTACTCTTGATTTCAAGCATCAAACAAAAATGAAGGAATTCGATGATATCGAAAAACTAGAAATTCCTAAACTCCAACTTGAGAAGAAGAAATTAAAAAGAAAAATGAAAAAATTAAAAAACATAGAAGATAAAATGCAAACGATAGATGATATCAAAAAAATAAGAAAAACCATAAAAATATTGAAACGAAAGAAAAATGATTATCTTCTAAACAATTCTAAATATATATTTGAGTATTTTGAAAAAAAAAAAGATGTATCAGAAGGAAATGGACACAAAACGGTGTTAAATTCATTTTTTAAAAAGGAAGAAAATATAACCCAAAAATCCACCAAATATCCAAATGATGTCCAAAGATACATGAGAAATCTTGATGAAAATAATATCAATATGAATGATTTCATGCAAAATTTCGAGTCTTGTAAGTATTGTTCGAGCGAACTTGTAACAATCGACCATGAAGGCATTATGGTATGTAAAAGTTGTTTCAGCCAAATTCCGTTTTTTATAGAAAATATTAAACCGTCTTATAAAGAACCTCCTAAAGAAGTTTGTTTTTATGCTTATAAAAGAATCAACCATTTTCGTGAAATTTTGGCTCAATTTCAGGCCAAGGAAACAACTCAAATACCCGATGAAGTCATTAAAGACATTAAAGATCAAATAAAAAAGGAAAGAATAAGTATCAAAAGTATCACAAACAAAAAAGCGAAAGATATTCTAAAAAAACTAGGTTATAATAAATTTTATGAACATATACCCTTTATAAAAGACAAATTAGGTATTAAACCACCTGTCATGAGCCCCGAATTAGAAGACAAGTTATGTAACTTATTCATGGAAATCCAAAGACCATATGCAATCCACTGTCCAGAAGGAAGGGTTAATTTCCTAAATTATTATTATGTACTTTATAAATTGTGCGAATTGTTGGATGAAATCACTTTTTTAGAATTTTTCCCTATGCTAAAAGATCCAGTGAAAAGAATTGAACAAGATGAAATATGGAAAAAAATATGCAAAGAATTAAACTGGGAATATAGACCTACAATATAATTTAAAATATGTTTAATTATACTGTATTAATTTAGAGTCTGGGGAATCCGACCAGATTGGCGCCGATACCAAAACCAGCACCCGATCGAGCCGACACCGCCATGCTCGGAACATAGGTATCCAAAATACTGAAGGTAGCCGCCGCCGTAAGGGCAATAAGCAACACTTCATCCAAATTCAAGGATCTTTTGGGTATAGTGTAAGCTGCTAAAGCAACCATGACACCTTCTACCAAATATTTAACAGCGCGTCTCAAGAGTTCGCCAAGATCGATAACTTTTCCTAACTTTTCAAGCATTCTATAATTAATTGCAAGAAAAAAAATATAAAAAAATGAATAACTATATTTTCATATGTCTACATGTACATTTGAAAAAAGAACACGCGCCGATGGCTCTGTGAATGAATCATATGTTGATTTGCTTGTAGAAGACAAGCCTATTTCGGGACAAAAATATACGTGCATATCTTTTTTGTCTCCTGAGAAAATACTAAAGCAGAAGCAATTGTTTTTTTTTGAAGAATTCCTAAAACATTTCGATTTTGAAACCGCAATGAAGAAATTTACACAATTTGTAAATTTTCTGAGTTTTAAATACAAATTTGATTTTGAAAACGCGATGACCGACCTTCAAGACTTCATAAAGGACGAGAAAGATAAATTAATTGCAACAACCATTGAAGATGATTACAAAGGTTTTCTAGATAAAAACGAAGCCCGTCTTCAAGAGGATTTTGATAAAAAACACTCGTTTCAAAGCAATATTCGTGGAATAAAAATACGCGGTTCTTATCAAACCCAAGAAGAAGCTGAGTTAAGATGTAAGCTGCTTCGGGAAGTTGACCCCGCCCACGATGTTTATGTAGGTCCTGTGGGGTTGTGGATGCCTTGGGAACCGGATTCATACAAGACAGGGAAAGTAGAATATATGGAAGAAGAGTTAAATCATTTGATGAAGGAGATGAATAATAATGAAGATAAGGCAAAGCGAGTGTTTGAACAGAGGGTAAAGGATTCAAAACGGAAAGCCATCGCTGAGAACAAAGAAAAAGCAAAGAAACATGGTAATAAACTGACTCAAAATATAACAGAGAATGGAGAGTTGGTGAGCAATTTCAAAATAAATACTATTGAAAAATCATTGGGGGACGATAATACACCGGTTAGTTCAGCCGATATTCGAAAAGAATTATTTGACGGCGAAAACATTCGCACAAAGACAATGGATAGCGCAGCCGATGAGTATGAAAAGAGGAAGAAAGAAGCAAAAAATTGATTATATTTTTAATTTATTATTAATAATATAATGAAGAAATCCCAGAAAAAAACAAAAAAATGCATCGTTTGCAAAAAAAAACTACAATTAACCGATCATAAATGTAGATGCGGTATCATATTTTGCATCAAACACAGATTGCCAGAGCAACACAATTGTACATACGATTTTAAAGTGGAAAAGATTGATCAAGACAAATGTGGTTTAGGTGGCGGAAAGTTTGCCAAAATTATTAAAATATGATTTACCATTTATTTTTCTTAACATTGATACGAGGTCCCTTTTTTACTTCATTGGGGTTATATATATTTCCATCTTCATCGTCAGATGTGATATCCTTTGAAATTTCCCAAAATTCTTTTGCACCCAATTTAAAGTCTTCATGGGCATCTGCCTTATACCAGAAAATTTGATCCTCTAATTTATTAGATCTGGCATTATTACTTACCACCAAACATTCATAGTTTTCTGTACATTGGTCCATCACTTGGCAAAAAGATTCAAACGTTGGAAACATGCCTGCATAATTCTCATATATTCTCCTTCTATTGTTGATATAAGGTTCTCTCAGAATAAAGGTATAATCAATATTTGTCCTAAGATTTGGCGGGACACCCAAAGGATACTGCATGGTAATAATTGTAGTTATTTTCCAATGACGCCCATTCATGAAGAGCAAGCGCATCATTTTATCTTTTGCCCAACTATTATCCCACAAACAATCATCCAAAATAACAAAAGCCCGCCCATCAATAGAACTTCTCCCATAGGCTTCATTCTCCTTTTTAATTTGCTTTATCACTATTTTTTGTCGTTTTAGAACATTTTCAATAATAGCAGTATTATATTCATCATGGATGAATAATTTAGGAACATGGTTGGCATAAAACCCATTCCCTGCTTCAGTTCCGGAAATGACCGTGCCTATTGGGATATCTTGATGATAATACAAAAAATCTCGAACGAGAAAACTCTTTCCCGTGTCGCGACGCCCAACAAACACAACAACCGGCCCATTAGCCTTTTGTGGGGTGAATTCAATATTTCTCATATCAAAACGTTTTAATTCTAGATTCATGATAATATTAATACGTAATATTTAAATTTAATTTATGTATTCAATAAATAATGATTGATTTATCTTATTCAAAATCAAAGACTGCACGTCTTTTTGAATCTTTTAAAACTTTTTCTGGAACCAAGGGTTGCCAAAATTATATCCCACTTTACAATAAGTTTTTCTCTCTAAACGAAACAAATTTCAACAGTTTTAATTTAACAAATAAATTTAGAGTAGATCAAATATTAGAAAGAAAAACCGATAATGTTTATTTGTGTTCCCTTATTAAAACACAAAATAAAGAAGATAAGGCAACAAAGGGCGAAGTCTTTATAAAATTTTCACCTTTAATGGACCCCATCAAATATATTACAGGTAAATACAATATTCATAAAAACATTTTCAATTTACCAAATCTATCAAACAATAAATGTCACAAAAAAATGATAGATCCCAATAATGCTGCTTATACAGATGGATTCTTCTACTTTCTCTCCAATCGATTGGTTACAGATTATTCTTTTCCAAATGGTATTAAATTCTATGGATCATATCTTGGTACTAAAACCGAATACGAATATGATATCAGTGACGACATCGAATATCTTTGCGACAGTGACGAATTTTATAAAAATAAAGATAATCTTTTTTCTATTGCAAATTTTGGGGAATTCTTTAATTCAGAAACAAGGAATTACAAAGCCAAATTAAACATAAGTGAAAAATCTGGGGAAATATCTGTTACTTCTGCAAACGATGATATGTTTGAAGGTATTTTTAAAGGTGGCGGCGACGATTGTAAAGATATTTCCAATAATTTGGTGTTCCAATTCAATATTACCAAAAAAACAAATAGTTCCAGTTCCACTTGCTCGTCCAGATCTTCTCATACTTCGGGTTCAGAAAGCGAAGAAGAAGAAGACGATTTATCCGATTGTAGTTCAACGGACAGCGAATCTTCCATATTAATAAAATCCAAAATATTCAATTATCCCATTCAAATGATTTGCCTTGAAAAATTGGAAGATACCTTGGATAATTATATAAATGAAAAAGATATGGATCAAGATGAATGGAAATCATGTTTGTTGCAAATTATATTGTCACTGATAACATATAATAAAGCATTTGATTTTGTCCATAATGATCTGCATTCTAACAATATAATGTATATTAAAACAGATAAGAAATGGCTTTATTATTGCTATAATAAAACCTATTACAAAGTTCCAACGTTTGGAAAAATATACAAATTAATCGATTTTGGACGAGCCACATATTCCTTCAAAAATGTAAAAATATGCAGCGATAGTTTTCACCCCAAGGGAGACGCCGCCACCCAATATAATTATGGACCATATTACAACAAAGATAAGCCACTCCTCAAACCAAATAAGAGTTTTGATCTTTGCAGACTAGCCTGTTCTCTCTATGATTATTTTAATGATGATCAGGAAGAAGATCCGATTTCAAAACTAGTCCTAGGATGGTGCAAGGACGATAAGGGAAAAAATGTGATGTATAAAAAAAATGGTATGGAAAGATATCCAGATTTTAAACTTTACAAAATGATTGCTAGATGTGTTCATAATCACACACCTGAAGCACAATTACCCTTCTTTTCGAAATTTGTTGTCAGTAAAAAGAAAATACTGAAAAAAAAGAAAATATTTAATATTGATTCATTACAGAGTTACGTTTAAAAATCGGGAGCCGTTACAAACACATCGGTGTTTTCAGTCATTTTTGTTAGAGGTTTTAAATGAGTAAGCAAATAATTTCCCAGCAATACACTAATGAACACCAATAGTGTGTCTCTCAAAAAGGTCTTGGGCGATTTCTTTTCTTTCAAAATAAATCGCATTTCCGCAAAACGAAATACTAAATATATAAAAGCTACAATTCCTGCAATTAAAAAGGGCGAATCGTACATTTGTATATTTACGGATTTAAATAATGCTATTTATCCGCACTTTATTGTAAAACTTCAATGTCTAAAACAGGCGCTTTTAATTTCGGCGCAGCCTTATCAATATCTTGTACATCTAAAATATCTAATTTGATATCTTCGCCACCGTGAATCTTGATCTTTTCATCATCATCATATTCCGCCTCTTCCAATTTTCGCTGTTCATTGCGAATTTTACTTATTTGCTCCAAAGTAGCCAAGTCTTTGGGCGCAACAACCTCCTCCTTTTTACCATGTATATCAACCGCTAAATCTTTATCATTAAAACTTAACGACGTGGGCGTTTCGACCACAATTTCCTTTTTCGGTTCTTCCGTCTTCTTTGCCTCTTCCGAATTCTTTGCCTCTTCCGACTTCTTTGCCTCTACACCCGTTTTAACAATTTCCATTTTTGTATTGTTTGCTTTTTCTTCTATCTTTTCATCTTTTGCGACTTCATTTTTAGATGCATCCAATTTAGCCATTTCTTCTATCACTTCTTCTTCAACAGTGTCATCTATATAAGCTCGTAATATTTGCTCAACGGGAATATTGTCCCTAATCACATCCAAAATACACACCTTGCATATCAATTCGCATTCACGCATATTTTTTTGATATGTCAGGGGCGGGATGCCTGTTTCAAACAAAAAAACATTACTATAAATCTTTCTCGCAAAACTAATATACACTTTATGAATAAAATCAGATAATTTCGGTATATCAATTTCCACTTTCTTCTGCTTTTGACACACACGAATACTCGTTAATACCTTCAATTGAGTTATGTGAACGCAAGTTAGAAGATCTTCTAAATATTCACAACCGCTTTTGTCTATTATCCTTTTTGTTTCTTCTTCGATGATTGTGGCATTCCATTTTGGAACCCTTGAAAGAAAATTTTGAAATGTCATTAAATATTTCTCTTCTTCGTCATTCTTTTCACATAATTCAATGGCTTCTTGAAAAATGGATCTCAAACCTTCTAAAACAAGGGGGGTTAAAATATTTACAAGCCTAGAACTATATTCATTTTTTGCTTCGGATAACATGCTAACATTATAATCGTCCATTTGGTATATTTTTATATTTCAAAATCAAAATCATGACGCATAAAAACTGTATAAATGATATAAAAAATTAATAATTTTTCATTTCTAAATTCTAAACGTGCTTTATCGAAAAATACTAAATACTCATATTTTTTACTAGAATGAAGTTCATTTTCAATTACTTTAAATAAATCTAAGACATTGTAACCATTATTATATATTTTCAATGTTAGTTCGGTATATTCAGACAAATTTTTTAATTTTTTTATCAATTTATTTTTTAACCATTTATATCTTCTTTCCTCCAAAGATTTATAAGTATTAAAATCATGTATATACACACTACAAAATCTCGACAATATTGGTTTTAATATTTTATTGGTATCAACAATTACCATAAAAAAACGCGTTGTATGGCTAAATAATTCAATGCATCTTCTCAAAGCAGATTGAGCGTCATTGGTTAATTTATCTGCATCAAATAAAACTATACTTTTAAAGAACCCATCATCATTTTTAATATTTATCTTTGCGAAAAATTTTAACCGCCCCCGTATAAAGCGTATTCCCTTTCCATGGGCACAGTTGATATACAATACATATCTTTTCATTAATTCTTTATCGTTCTTATACACTTTATTTATGAAAGATTGCAATATACTTCTTTTGTCACCACATCCATGAAAAATAATATGTGGTATTTTTTTATTCTCTATGAAAAAATCCAGTTTTTTTTTCACATTTTCCATAATAAATAATTAATCAAATTTATTTAATTATTTATGCAACACTATTTAATGGTTTGGTATATGGATTCGAATTAAACGCATTCAAGACACTCGGTGAATTTCTTTCACAATTAACTGACGCAAGACTCTTTCTACCTGTCATGCATCCAGCTGTTTCCGGCGAACCACTACTCTTAAGTATGTTCTGTGGGACAAACATGCGATTGTTTAATCTGTCACAATCATTTTTTCTTCCAGAAATAGTTTGCTGGTTATTGACTAATTTCATATTACTATAGGGTGAATTTGTGGCCAGCAACTTTTCTTTTGCGTCGATAACAGGCGAAGTATGTGTATTGTATTCAGCATTGTAAATTCTGGCATTTGCAGATGCTTGTGTATTTCCTGCATTATTGAAATGACTATAATTCGTCGTGTCTCTCTGATTTCTAACAGGTTGGTATCCTTTCACGTGGTAACCCCCTTTTCCTAAATCTTGTTGATTGTTAATATACATTGGAAATTTGCTGTCGATTGTCGTCTCTTTCATGGTTGTTTTGGCACGGTCCGATGGATCCCACGCAGGGTATTGTTCAGAATACGAAGGATTGCCAACAGTTCTAGTATTACCTATCACATTTTCCTTTCTGGAAGGCCTTAAGAATTCAGAAATGGGCGCCATTAACGCCGTTACCATCGATTTCGCCCCGCCCCACTTTTCCGACCGTGCCTCCGTTAAACTCCTTTCATTGCGCCGCGCCTTATACCCTTCCCTGCCTACATTGGTTTCTTCTTTTCCAGGAGAATAAGCCGGTGTCGGTTGGAAAGGTTTTCCAATAATCTTTGTCGATTGACGATACTTACTCCTTAATGTTGCAGCCTCATTTTCATGTTTCCCCGGCCCAAAGAATTCACTGGTTGTTGAGGTTCTGTTTTCAGGCCTGAATACTTGAACCGCCCGCCCCCGTTGAGCCTTTTCTAAACCAGTCGTCGTAAAGTATCTATCGGGGCCATGGATGAAAAAAGTATCAGGTCTATTCTTTTCCATCTTTCCCATTTTTTCACTATTGGACGCCTGCGTCACATAACTTTTTGCACCTATTATATGACCTTGGTGAGTTGTGGTTCTTTGTGTGACTGCTGATTTCGGCATCCATTTATCTCTTTCCGCCATACCAGAGTTGAATCCCCCAGTTCCATCCCTCCGTCCTCCCGGAATGGCCCCATTCCTCACACCAAGTCCGGGTCCCACCAATTCAGACTCAAATGGCTTGGTATTGTTCATAAACATAGAAGGGTTTTGTCTCGATTGTAAAAAATCAGATTGATTGGGCATACCAGCCCCCCATTCCACATCTTTTCGCGGTTTAAAGAGCGGCGCCGCTTCTCCTCGTTTTATGGACTGTGACCCAGCACCCGTCATTCTGTCTAAAAGTGATTCGTTGCCGTCATATTTACTCGAATTTCCCTTAATAGAAGAACCAAAATACGGTTTCATATTTGCGTGTTTAAAATCTTGCTGTTGAACCATTTCACCCGTTAAAGATTTGAATCCATCTTCACCACAATCTTTTCCTTCTGCACATTTTTTTGGGGAGAAGCGTGTCGGCGCGCTGTCATCAAAATATTTGTCGGTTTCTTGGTTGGGATTTCTATATCTATTGACATCATTGTGCAAACTGGTATTTTCAGGTTCTGGATAATCTTGGGCACGGCCACCAAATGAATCTCTCGATTTGCACTTTTCTTGATTAGAAATAATATATAATGCTCCAAGCGCTATTGCCGGTATTGCTATTTCCATTATATATTAACCAATATATTTTCTTGTCAATTATTCCATGGACAAGGAATTTTTGGCTTATGATTGTCTTTTTCTAAAAGCCTTGTATTCAAATTATTTTCAAACATCCTGCACACATTTTCTTGCGGATCCAACAAAAGAGGAAATCTCCTCGATTGTTCTAAATCTTTATACATCCATGCCGGGTGCGTTGTTCTTGTTTCATCTGTATTTATATCACAAGTATTGGAGTATCGAATCATTCGAGCATCCACGACCCCACTATTTGGGAATTCCCTAAATCTACAATCTCTCGATAATTTCCTTGTAATCCCCATCAAATCACTATCAATATCTATTGGATGCCCGCCGCTAACTTTCATTAAATTTGCTCCCCACTTTTGCATCCTAATATGCGGATTTTCCATATAGCACGGTTCGCCACCATTTCCAGGAACATTTAATTGATATCTACCAGGATCAGACGCCTGCTGCAAGGTTTTAAGTGTTCTACATTTATCGTAATTAAATCTTGTAAATGCCATTAATATATAATTAGAATATTAAAAATAATTTTCATATAATATTTAATGAGTCCAACGATTTGTTTAAACATGATCGTCAAAAACGAAAGCAAAATCATTACGAGATTGTTTGATACTGTTTTTCCAATTATTGATACCTATTGTATTTGTGATACTGGAAGTACAGACAATACCGTGAAAATTATCAAGAAATACTTTGACGAAAAAGGTATGGAAGGTAAAATTCTAAACATACCTTTCAAGAATTTCGGTTATAATCGTTCTAAAGCATTAGAAGCAACTAAAGGTATGGCAACCTATGCATTGTTGTTGGATGCGGATATGAAATTACTCATCAAGGATTCTTTTAACAAAAATAATTTAACCGCTGATGCATATATGGTAAGACAGGGGGGGGCTGATTTTAGTTATTTTAATCTTCGCTTGGTGAAAACAGATATAAATGCTACGTGTGTATGCCCTACTCATGAATATTATGATTTGCCCAAAAATGCAATACAAGAGAAGTTGGATACCATTTTCATTAATGATATTGGCGATGGGGGTTGCAAGGAAGATAAATTCAGGAGAGATATTCGGCTTCTTTTACAGGGCATAAAAGATGAACCCCATAATCACCGTTACTATTTTTATCTAGGCAACAGTTATTTTAATATTCAAAAATATGAAAACGCCATTATTAATTATAAAAAAAGAATAGAAATGGGTGGATGGTATGAAGAAGTCTATTATAGCTATTTTAGACTTGGAATAATATACCATAGACAGAAAAAATACGATCTGGCGGTTTCTACATGGATAGATGGGTATAATTTTTATCCTAAAAGAACAGAATGTATTTATCAGATTACAAATCATTATCGTGTTGCAAATAAACATGTTGCTGCATATGCTTTTTACAAAATCGGTAAAAATATTCCCTTTCCAGAAAATGATATGTTATTTATTCATAAAAACATGTACCATGATCTCTTTGACTACGAATTACTCATAGTGGCTTTTTATTTATGCAAAAATAATTTATTCAATATGGGGGATGTGTATCCCGTTTATAAAACACTTTTAAATAAACCACCAGCAGTATTTCCATCTGGTTATTATAACAGCATCGTTTGCAATTATAAATTTTACTCTCCCAAAATACAGGATATACAAAGCCACGAAATAAATATTTCTACCAAAAAAGATGAAGAATTTATATCAAGCACGCCGTCCATTGTTAAACATGGTGATCAATATGTTATGAATCTCCGCTATGTCAATTACCGAATCAACAAGAAGGGTGAATACGTGAATAGAGAACAAATAACCACATTCAATGAGTGTTGTTTGTTGGGCGGAGATCTAAGTTGTATTGGCAGAAAAACGTTCGAAGAAAAAGAAGTAACGACAAGATACAGGGGCATCGAAGATGTTCGTTTGTTTTCTTTTGATGGAAAAATCTATTATAGTGGGGTCATTCAAAATACCGATGTGAAGAATGATGTGCATATAACGGTTAGTATTTGCAGATATGATCTGGAAAAAAAACATTTGCCGCAAACAAATTTGAAATCTCCCGTTGGCAGTAATGTGGAGAAAAACTGGGCTCTTTTTGAACACAAGGGTGAAATGAAAGTCATCTATAAATGGAGGCCCTTGACGGTCGGAAAGATTCATAATCAAGAATTCGTCAAAGAAAGAGAAATAGAAACCCCTTATATGTTTCATAAATTGCGGGGGTCGACCAATGGTTTGATCGTAGATGACGAGTTGTGGTTTATATGTCATTTTGTGAGTTACGAGGATAAAAGATATTATTACCATTGTTTGGTTCGATTGAACAAAGAAACCTTGGAATTGGTAGATTATTCGAAATTATTTACCTTCAAAGGGTCTCCCATAGAATATTGTTTGGGTTTGATCAACAACAACGGATTGATTGTGTTTAGTTGTAGTATCATGGATAACAGTTCTTATTTGATAGGGGTGCCCAAAGATAAATTATTGGAGGCGTTGTTTTTAGAATGAGATAAATAGTATTTAACTGCTGATAATTTATAATCACTACCTTTATGTGTAGGCATTATATTATAATATCTATATGTTATAATAAAAAAATTAAAAAAAAAGTATTAATATTTTATTATTTTTATCTTTTATAAGTTTTTATTTTTAATTATGCTATATATATATTTAGATTAAACTTTCTATCATTTTAATTTCTTCTTTTGTAATCTCAAAATATTCATAAATATTTTTATCATTAATATTTTCAATTTCATTAATTATATTAGGTATATAATTGAATATTTGTTTTGTAGTTTCAAAATTACTCCATTTTGTTGCTTTAACAATTAATTTAATAATATTTGTATTAAGGTATTTTACCATTTTGTGTCCATTTTCGTCAGTATTTACTAGTATATACAATCCCCCTTGTGTAACTCCTAATTTACCATTATCATAGAATGGAACTATATGTCTTCCATTTGAAAATATAACCTTTTTATTTGTTTGACATTTATGCGGTCTTGATGAATAACAATATGTTTTTCCTTTTGTATTTGATATACTATTTAATAATTTATAAGTATAATCTTCTGATTGAATTTTTGATACATGATTTCTCATAGTATGACAATCAGAATCTCCAATTAAGTTAATACCATTATCGTCTAATTTATCAATGATTTTTGAAAATACAGACCACCCAAAATTAGGAATGAATGGTAAATCAGTATTAATATTTAGTTCATATGTTTTTTTATCCTCAAAATGTACGATTGATTTTTTATATGGTTCTATATTTTCCATAAGATAATAATCATATCGTGTAGTAGCACCAAAATTTTTTAATCCTTCTCTATCATTATGAATTGATAAATAATGTATTTGTTTATTAAACATTATATCCCTCATCTTATTTCCTGGTTTTCTCCATAATGCTGGATGAACATATAATAATAAACCCTTTGCTTTTAATTTTTTTAGAGAATATTTCACAAACTCAACCCATATTGATTTTCCGTACGGAGGATTTCCAATAACAGCATCAAATCCATCAATATCCCATCTTTCTTTAATATTTAATTCTAATGTATTTCCTTCATTGTAATTCAATTTATACTCATGGTAAGGATCTATCAATAATTTACAGATAAATATGTTTGTAGGATTAATATCACTAAAATACAAACACTCTTCTACAATTGTTTTATATCTTTCTTTTTCATCAGGAATAGCTTCTTTAAGACCATTCATAAATCTATAAATTATATCTACAATAAATCCACCTTTTCCAGCACAAGGTTCAAACACTTTTTGAAGTTTGTTCCAAAATTTCTTAGGTATTTTATCCAACATTTCTTGTCTTAACTTAAATGGTGTAGAAACTTCAGCATTATTTTTTTTTTCAAGCTCTTGTGGAATTAAATATTTGTCTATCAAATTAGATAGTTCTCTATTATTTTTAATATTTTTCATAAATAGTTCTTTGACAGTTCTAATAATCTGATTAGTTTCTTTATCATCTTTCATATATTTCATATATACATTGATAAACTTTTTTATAATTTTTGAATCAATTGATTTACCCCACCAACTTTTAGTTTGGTCAATTAAGATATTATACACATATTCATTATTTTCAATTAATTTAAACATTTCTACAAATGATGTTTCTTTATCATGAACGGTTAATAAACATATAAGAGGAATAATATGTTTTAGAATATCCATATAGTTTATTTGTTTTTCTTCTTTTTCATCATTACTTGTTTCTGATGATGTATCTATGTCTTCATTATCAACTTTTGTTTTTTCAATGCCTTTTTTAATTTTTTCTTCTTCTTCATCTTCCTCCAAAAATTTATCTATTAATTCTTTTTGTATTTTTGTAGGTGTTGTATTACTAAACATAGCATTAAATATTTTTTGTTCTTCCTTTGTAAGTAATATTTCCTTAAAACGAAGACGATTTAAGAAATGATTAATTGCATTTTCAGCATTAGACGAATATATTTCGTATACATTTTCACATAAAGCAGTAATTTTTGAAACATTATTTCCGAAAGAAGGCATCCAATGATCACCATTTAAATTTATCAATCTTTCTTGAAGAATGAATTTTGTAGCGTCTCTTGGATGAATATCTGGTTTTATCAATGAGGCATAATTAATTACAGAAGTTTCAATTACTCTATGAATATTTAAATCTACAACAAAGCCACATTTTTTATTTTTCCCTTCTGTCATACAACGGAACATCATCTGATAAATCATATCAAACCCCATGCTGTTATTTAGTAATAATACAATATCACAATTATCAATTGATACTCCAAGACTACATTGTTTTCCACTTAATACCAAAACTCCTTTTTTCCCACTATTTCTGGCTTTAATACGAGCATCTTCTATACTTTGTTTAGGGTTATTCGTTGTTTTACTATTAATACGAATTATTTCATAATCTGGAAGAACCTCGTATTTCTCCAATAGTTTTTTTGTTGCTATTGATATTTTATCAATATTATTTTGCGGTAAGAATGCCATAATAATCATAGGTTCATTATGAAAATCTCCTTCTCCAATAAATCGTGAATCTATTGTAGGGTCTTTACATATTTTTTCAATTCTCTTCATAAATACAATATCATCTGAATAATCTTTATCAGGAATTCCAAATTTATTTTTCTTTCCAAAAATTCTATACCATAATTTTAAATTTTCTCCTTCATTTTGAAACTCATCCTTTGTTATTAATTTGTTTTTTTTAGTGTCTTTATCTTTCTTTATTGCTTGTTTAAGAAGGAAACAAGCATCAGGTGACCATCCATAATCATTATCTTGTGTATCATTTATTATTTCAGTTACAACATCTTGGTTAATTTCATTTGTTAATAACCACAATTCCGGATATTTTGAATATTCACTAATTATACTATCCTGAGAATATTTTGAAATGATATCTTGAATACAATCACCATGTTTTTCTACTAATCTAATTATACTACCTTCATCTTTAATTTTTTTACAAAGTTTTATATCTTCTAAGTCCCATAATATCCAACAATCTTTTGGAATCTTGTAATCATTAACAGGCTTTAAGTATGTTGCGGTCATTTGAATAGTAAATGCATTTGCTCCATAAAATTTTAATGTTTTTTGTGCTAATTCAGTTGTTCCACCATTATGACTTTCGTCAAGAAATCTCATATCAAACGACATTTTCTTCAACCAACCAATACTTTTTGTTTTTTCTTTACTATGTTTTTGTCCATTGTGTCCTATATCTATTTTTGTTTGTAGAAATTGTTTAGAACAGAGAATAATATTTTTTTTCGTTAATGTTGGTTTTTTGTTTTTTCCATTTATTACAACAACATTAAAATCTTCTAATTGAATACAATCAAATACTTTTCTTTGTTGGTTTATTGTCTCATTTGGCGCTGTTGTAATTACCAAATAATTACATTCATCTTTATCTTTACTATCTTTAATAATACAACCACCAATAATATAACTTTTTCCACTTCTTTGAATATGTCCCCACAAAATCTTTTTCTTTCCACAATTCTTCATTCTAAGAGTTTTCAAGACACCAAGATGTTGATGCATTTTTAAACATAAAGAACTTTTATTTGAATCAATAATACTTTTTAATGGTTTATATTTAAAACATTTTTTAAATTGATGGTATGCTTGGTTCAAGTCATACCAGTCAATAATAATAGTATCTTCTTTTTCTAACAATGATTTTAATTGATGATTTGTTTTTTCTATATTTTTTTTCATAGTTTTAAAATCAATTCTATTTCTAACACATATACATAACGTCATAGTATATTCTTCATCTTCATACTGTTTAAAATTGGTTAATATTTTATCAATGTCAAGTTTTCCAACTTGTGTTTTATTTAAATTTTTTGATGTTGTAACTAATAAATGTTTGTCATTTTCTTTACAAATACCAGTTAGGTCAGATGAGTCTCCTTTGTCTTTGAGATTAATAAGGTTATTTTCTTCATTATAAAATACATCTTTTATTTTTTCATTTTTTGTTATGGTTTTTTCATTGTAATTACCTTTACAAATATCGTATGACTTTATTTTGTCTATTAATCCAAGTCCAGCGAATAATCTTAATAGGGATTCTTGTTTATCTTTACCAACCCATGGTTCTTTTAACCAAGTTATAATATTATTTTCTTTACAACCTTGGAGAAACTCATATAGGTCTTTGAATGTGCTCATGATGTCAGATGTTTGATTAATTATTTCTTCATTTGTTAAAATCAATTTTATCAAATTTTTTAAATTTAAATCATTAATAGTCTCTTTTACTTTTTTATCTACCATAATTTGAATTTTATTTGAATAATTTTCACAAGGTTTTTTCCTCCTTTTATGAGAATCATAATGAGATTTTTGAGAAAATTCTTTTCCACATCGTTCGCAAGAATATTTTGACATACTTTATAATATTAATATATTATATAATTTTAAATCAATTTTATTTTTAACAATTTTTAACTTTTTTTGTTAAAAAAAAATCTAAATATAATTTTAGCAAAAGTCGGCGTTTTAAATGTTCAAAGGTTTAAATAAACATCAACAACAATATTAAATGAAAATATTTTCTTTTTGTGTATATGGCAAAAACAAGATATATTATTATGGATTGTTGGAAAACATTCGTTTGATCAAAGAGCATTTTCCGGATTTTTCGATTTACGTTTATGTTGGCAGTGATTATTTGGAAGATTTCTTCAAAGATATCTCTGGAATCAAGATAATCCCCACCCATACTGACAAAGACAAAAACACTCTTTATAGATATTTGCCCATTTTGGAAGATGATGTCGAATTACTGTTTGTTCGCGATGCTGATAGCGAGGTCAATGCTCGTGATCGTTGGTGTATAAAGGAATTCATCAAGAGTGATTTCCAGTCCCATGCGATCAGGGACCATTATTGGCATAAATCGCGCTTTATGGCGGGAACATCGGGTTTTAAAAAAGCGGCCTTGGAACTTTGCCGAGATGCTTTTGCTGAACATTTTAAAAAAATGGCGGCGACAGATGATTTTTTCTATGGGAAGGACGAGGTTTTCTTAGAAAAATATGTTTATCCTCTCATTAAAAATTCAATGATGGTACATACTGATATTAATGGTTACATGGGTGAAATGTATTTCCCAATAGAATGCGAAAACGATGGTGTTAATTTTGTTGGAAATGTCATAAATTACGATGAACACGGGAAAAAATCGTACAGATTTAAATACAATGATTTTAATTTCCCTTACCAGATTAAATGGTTGCTAGAACAAGGGCAATGGAAACTTATTTCAAAACTGGCGGAAAGAATGGATATACACGCTATTCCTTTTGGTGAAAGGGCGAATGTACTAAATACAATATGTCTGGCCAATTTTCATTTGCATAATTTGGAAAGATCAATGGAAAATTATAAGTTGTTCGAATTTTGCGAAATATCAGAACATACCATTCAACAGAGCAATTGTTTTTATCAGATCATTCAATTGAACGGCAAGAAAGTAGTGGCATCTTCGGTGTTGTCTTATGAACCTAAGGAAGATGAAGTAGTTTTTTATTATGGCAAATACTCGATTGATCATAGGATGCTCCCACAATCCAATAAAATATACCGCAATGTGTTTTTTTATCCCCAATCACCGCATACCAAGATAATATATGACGATCATTGGGAAAAAATCGATCAAATCTATATTATTAATTTGGAAGTGAGATCCGACCGATACATTGAAATAATGGGAGAATTGGTGGGGATGGGCGCACCCTTGAATAAAATCTACCATTACAAGGCTAAAAAAGATGGCACAGTTGGAGAGGCGTATGTGGGTGCCACTAAAAACCACGTGGATGTGATTAAACATATGATTGATCATGATTACGAGAATTGCTTGTTTTTGGAAGACGATTTTGTGTTTACAAGTTCGATAGATCAACATAAACATAACCTGAAAACATTTTTGGATCGTGACTATGATTTTGATATATGTTTTGTGGCGGCTTCGAGATTTCATAAGAGGGAGAAACACGATGATTTATTGATGCGATCTTATCAAGGCTGTACGACATCGGCTGGGTATATACTGAATAAAAAAACGGTGCAAAAGGTGTATGATTGTGTATTGGAGGGATATGAAAAAATAAAGGAAACGAAAGATGCGAATCAGTATTGCATAGATCGGTATTGGGCGAAATTAAATAAAGATAATAAATTATTTATTTTCAGAGATAAAATGGGCTATCAAAGACCGAATTATAGTAATTTGAAAAATCAGGTGTCGATGTTTTTTGATTAATCGTCGTCCTCATAATCTTCAATATATTTTTCTAAGTTTGATTTAAAAAGAACCTTAAGACGCTTCCAGCCTGGCGATTCGACGCTCTGCTCGATTTTGAGCCCTTCCTTTATGATTTTATCTACGGCGGAAAGTCTGGAAATTTCTTCGATTCCTTTTATTTTGCTCTTTCCAATTTTAACCCCCTTCCATAATTCTTTTATTTCTTTCTGGTACTCTGTGGCGTCGTCAGACCACTCAGTTTTAATCCTTTCTTTTTCTTCTTCTTCTTCTTTATTTGTGCATTTTCTTTTTTTCTTATCACATTCCCACAATTTATCTTTTTCATTGCATTCTGCTTCATCATCATCGCATTCAAAACTTTTTTTTTCATCTTTATCATCGTCGCCACCAATGCCCAAAAATCCCTCCCTATAACGATTGAAAGAGCAATACAGAACAAATATTCCAAAAATTAACAATAATGTTAGTAAATGCTTTGTTTTAATGCATTTTTTTCTTCCCATATATATTGTATCGTTAGAAAAGAATTGCTAAAACATATTTTGTATCATGTCAAAATATGTTTATTCCGTAAATTCGGCTATTTCCTCTGTTTGAGAATACTTAAGAGCATTTTCGTCCTTGCGAATACCGGTGATCAGGACATTGAACGTACCTGCGCTTTCTGTAAAGATGATTGCCTTTGTCAGTTCATCATTCACTGTACCATATGCTCGCGCGAATGTATCGGTCGCTGACACATAGACCCTAGGTCGTCCATTCAAATGTTTGAAATAATCCGGTAAATCTATTTCCGTTCTATCTTCGGATGTCGTTATTTGATATTCATATAACGTTGTCCCTCTTGTTGGTGCCTCAATGCACACGTGTCTTAGAATATAACCCTGCTCTTTCTTGACAGGGTCTGGGTGAGGTATCACGAAAGTCTTTGTTCCGCTGGTCGAATAGGTGAGTTCTTTGGTTGTTGGGTTGTAACAAACAGCCTTTGTATTAGTATTGTTGAGTCGTATGGGATTGATATATACACCACCAGATACATCTGTATTCAAAGAAGATGAACTTGCATTAATTACAATAGTATTTTCATGCTGGCTGGTTTGTCCTGCTTTTTGACCAATCGCGATAGAATATTCTCCTTGGGAAGATTCTCCGGCTTCACAACCGATTGCAATGGAATATTGCCCCTTTGTTATTCTTCCAGCTTCATATCCAATGGCTATTGATTTCGTTCCTTGAGAACTTTGTCCAGAACGGCGACCAATCGAAATTGCATATGTGGATTGATAAGATCTACCCGAATCGGTACCTATGGCAATGCCAAAATTTCCTTGTGATGTCGAACCTGCCCAAGCGCCAAGGGCGATGGCATTGTTGCCTTGAACTAATTTCCCAGAATTGTATCCAAGAGATATCGTTCTGTATGATTGTTCGGAATAACCCGCACGATAACCAATACCTATACCCCAAGATTTTTCAAGATCGGCAATAAAAGCTGCGGTTCCATCTCTATCAATATCCGTAGTTTTTGATTCCGCCCCGATGGAAACGGCGCCCCTAAAACTTGTTCTTATCATTCGGAAATCGCCCATATCTCCCGTTAAATCGTCGCTCAATCCCAATAAAGATCCTCTGGATGTTATGGTTGTATGATAATCCGGATAGGATTCGTCTGTTCGAACACCGAGACCACCCAACTCCAAATTATATACCGTATCAAGAGATGCAGGGGGTCCCGTAGGACCCGTGAGACCCGTCCAACCTGTGAGACCCGTCCAACCTGTGAGGCCGGTCCAACCTGTGAGGCCCGTCCAACCTGTGACTCCGGTCCAACCTGTGAGACCGGTCCAACCTGTGAGGCCGGTCCAACCTGTTAAACCAGTCCAACCCGTGAG